ACTCTACCATTTTGATTTTTTGCTTCTGCTCTTTGTAACACTCCTGAGACTATAACTTTACCACCGTTTTTCTTTTCAGATTCGGTAATCATTTTTGGATTTATGTTAAAAAGCATAGTATCTACGAGTAGTTCTTTCATTTTAAGCACCTAATTCGTGTATTTTTTTTGTAATTCTGTTTATTCTTTCTGATATTTTACGCAATCTACTCATTGATTCACCCCAAAGAGTTCTTTGATCAACATTCATTTCTGTTTTTAACTTTAATGCGTGTTCAACTACTCTCTCAACTTCATAGATTGTTCTGTTTATATTTTTAATAGAGTCATTTATTTTTCTATTAGAACTTCTAGTTTCATCTCTACGAAATTCTTTATACGTTCCTTCATTTATCACGCCCATCGCCTGTTTGTAAACAGACTCATAATTTTTCTTTTTTGTTTTAGGAACAATTTTATACCCATAAACTTCAGCAGTCTCTTTGTTATGTTCTTCAAAGTCTTCTTCACTTTTAGCAAAAGCATTTGGAGTTTGGTATCCTGGAACAGAAGCCGTTGTGCTCATTTCATCTAATGACAATTCTTCAGCAAACTCACGGTATTCTTCGGACTCTTTAAGTTTTTTTATGAATGATTCAACGCTCATAAATTACCTTATCATTTGGTTACGAATTAAAACATAACAATCTGCACCACTCTCTATTCTCTCAATTGACAATTCGTGGATATAAGTTTTTGCCAAATTACCGATGTTAATACTTCCACCACCAGTAAGATAGGCGGTTCCAGCAGCACTACTAAATGGAATTATTGCTCCAGCACCATAATTTGAACCAGTAAACCAAACTGTTCCACTAACTGTGATTGTCTTTAACCATTTTCCAGGATGACCTTTTCTATCAAAGTCATTTGCTTGTGATGCGGGAAAATTATATGGGTGAACTTCATTAACTGACATTATTTACTCCATGATAAATCTTCTATTAAACTGTAATAACGAAGGAGAGCGGATATATGATTTTCCTCCACCTTCTTTATATTATCATATTCATTCAGAAGGCCAGCAACTTCTTGTAATTTTATTTTCAAAGATTTATCTTTTACTCTGTGCATATTTTTTGTAAATAATCTTTTCAAAGTTACCGCTTCTGTTTGAACAAGAGACTTTAAATTATTCGTGTTACTCACGTTTTCAATATACTCTCGCAATAAAACCTTTTGTGATTCGGATAAGTTACTATATTTTGTATTAAATTTTTCAACCAAATACTTGTATGCAAGTAAACGCACTTCTTTTGGTTCTTGTGCAATAGCAACATCCTCTGTTATTACAGAATTTTTTTGTCTTGATGTTATAGTTTCAAGTATTGTAATACGAGATTTTGTTATTTCAACCGGATTTTCTAATTCATTATATTCAAAAATCTTGTAAACAGACGCAAGAAGTTTATAGTTTTGAACTTTTGTTTGAAAAAATGAATCAATATCAAAATTTTCTTTTATAGCTTTTATTAATTCATATTTTTCATTTTGTAATCTATTTCTATTCAAACCACGTCTTGCTTTTAATACAGCTTCTATCAACATATTTGCTTTTGTTTCAGACTTTAGTCTTTCATCGCAAAGTGTTTTATAGAGTTTATACTCTTTAATAAGTTCTGTATTCTTATTAAAGTATTTTTTTAGAATCTGTATTGCAATTGATTCATTGGAAGAAATTATGTCTGATGTTATTTGTCTTGTTAATAACTCAAACAACATTGCAGTATTTTTGAATTTTGAATGTTTGATTTTCTTCATTGTTCCTTATACCTGTTTATGTGCACTTTCATAGAATAAATATAGGCAATTTTACAATTCATCTAATAAATTGTCTTCATTTAATAAATTTGATTCATTTTCTTTTTGAACCGAAGGTTTAAGACTTTCTGATATTATTTGCTTAGTTTTTAGTTTAATACCAGACATACTATCTATTAACTTCCCTATATCACGATTTTCAAGTGATAGTGGAGATCCACCTTTATGATTTGCCTTTGGTGAATTATTAACTTTTAGAGTGTTTCCAACATCTTTTTTACCTAGCGGATCCCTACCAAAAGGACTTTTATCTGTTCCATAATCAAGATTTTTAGCAGGTCTGCCTGCTCCAGGCCATCCGCCTTCTGGAACTTCATTATCGGTTATCATTTTTCCACCACCACGAACCTGCATACTTGCGATGTCATGTGGTGTTCCAAATGATTCTTTTGTTATAGCAGGATCATTTCCTTCATTTTCAATTTGTTTCTGGCGGAATGCATGTTTAATATCTTCAAGAACTTCATTCTTTTCAAACTCTGCTTCATCTTCTGAAAGGTTGAATATGTTTGAATATATGTATTTCATTGAAAATAGTTTTTTTTCAACAAGTGTTCCCGCCAAGTCCACTTTTTCTTTCATAAGTGCAACTTTTTCTTGTTCATATATGATAGAAGGCCCTGTTAATCCTAATTCAAAATTAACCAAGTCTGCATTCTCATATCCTTGTGAATAAAGATGGACTATTGCAATTTTTGTTAATTCAGAAATAACTATCCTTTGAACTCTCTCTATTGTTCTTGCAAAACGAATGTCAAGTGCAGCAAGTGTTGCCTTACCTTCAATACTTTCATCATAGCCCAAATAAGGTTTAGGAACTTTAAGAGCTGCAAAGATTTTACTTTTAAGATATTCAATATCTTGTATTGAATCATATTGTAATCCGGAAAGTGTTTCTATTGCCGTTCCAGATTGACCACCGCGAACAGGAAGATAAAAGTCTTCTAAAAGGTTTTGCATATTAAAGCGAAGATTGTAGTCACCAGTTTGTTCATTGATAAGTGGTGTCTTCTTCATTTTATTCATAAGGTTATTCATATATTGGTCTACTTCGGCAGGAGGTATATTACCAATATCAACTTTAAATATACGTTTTTCCGGTGCACGCATAATACGATGTATCAACATTGCATCTTCCATTAGAAGCAATTGTTTAAAAAGTTTCCTCGCTCCTTCTAACATAGATTTACCATACGGTAAAAAATTAGTGTCACCTAAAAGACGAAAATGTGCTATTTCATAATTTTGAAATTCACCCTTACCGAGAGGTCCTTCATAAATAAATTTGGTCATGTAAATATGTTCTGGATCAGTTCCTTCCTCTCTTTGCATTTCGTATGGTGAAAATGGAACAACATTTGTAACACCCAATTCATCTTTTACATCAAGATACAAATAAAAATCACCATACTTACAAAGATTACGTGTCCAAGGCCAAAGATTATATTCTATGTTAAGAACATCATAAAATAGGTTACGAAGAATTTTACGGATATTATCATTATCCGTTTTAATTGTTAATACATCACCTTGATCATTTTTTAGAGTGCTTTCGTCTGCATAAATGTCAAGTGCCGATGAAATAATGGCATCGGTGTCCATTGCTTCATAATCTGTATAAAGGTCAATCTTTGTTGCTGAAAATGAGTTGTATTGGTTGTATACTGATATTGGCGTTCCCTTTGTCCCATGTAATCTACCATATCTATCAATAACTTTTGATGTGTGTGGGTTTCCATCACCTTGATAACGGGCTGTATCTACAACCTTCAATTTTTTTCCACCAACATTACGAACAACAACGTTTGTAGAAAAAAGTGTTTTCAACCTATCAAATAATGATTTATTTTGAGCCATTTGTCACCTATTGTCTATAATATAAACTTAATATAAATATGTAGGAAAAATTAGAAACCTTATTTTATCAACCAAGTTAAGTCTTCATTCTGTCCATTTACAGTCATATTCCAACCGTTTTTATCATCACCATATTGATAAGATACTTTATGTGGAACAGAAGCTTTACCCATATAATCTAAACTCATTCTTGTCTTCAATAAACCTTCTTGACGAAGTTTTAGTGCAGTATCTCTAACCCACAAACCTATGGAGAATGACATAACCAAATCATCGTTGTATCCTGTTTGTGCCTCTGCCTTTGAACCATTCCAAACAAACACATATAGTTCTTGTATCAATCTTGATGATTTTATTATTGGTAATCTTTCACGGAAATATGTTTCCAACTTTGAAATAAGAAGTGGTCTTGTTTTTGCACTTGTAGTGAAACCAGGAACCATTTGTGATTTGTCTTTTAAGTCATATCCCTTTGGAATGTGAACGGATGGATCAGTATAACCGTCTTCTTTGTATGTATAATAAAGATTTGGATAACCTCTATCAATAATTTGTTGAATTGCTGCCCACCCAATGTTAGCATTTTCAACTACAAGAAGAGCATCGTTGTATTCTGTTGCAACTGATACTAACATATTACCATAAGTTTTTGTATCAAGTTTCCCTTTGTATTCTGCAACTTGTTCCATATTTTCAACATCAATTACATGAAATGCTGAATTATCGTTTCCGTCACCACGAGCAACGTCAGCAATAACCATATATGTTTTATTAGGTTCTGGATAATCCCAAATCCAATAAGCATCTTCTGCACCACGTCTTTCTTTCGGTTCACATACATAAGTCTGTTCATACCATTGTACAAGTTCACCATCAATTACGGCACGACCAGAGGCAAGAAAGTTTCCATCACATTCTTGTTTAGCCATATCAGGACCCAATAATATGTCTTGTTCATCACGCCATTTTTGGTCACGGTCTGGATGAACTTGCCATAATAATTCTATTGGATTAAATGCACTCTCTTTGTTTATCGCCTTTACCCATTGTTTGTGATAAAAGTTACCAACTCCATTAGGTGTAGAGTTAATTATTGCAGTTCCACCGGTTGCAAGTGTTTGTTGTGCGGATGCCCATATCTTATCAATATCATCAATAAAGGCGGCCTCGTCTATGATAAGAAGTGAAAGTGCTTCAGAACGAGCAGAGTCGGCGGCAGCAGAAACGGCTTTAATTTGTGAACCGTTCTTAAATCGAAGTGAAAGTTTATTGTCCTCTTGAACACCAGTCTTCAACCAACTTGGCATATTGTCATACATAACACGAACTTTCGTTACCAAGTTTTTAGCAGTTTCTTGTTTAGTAGCAATAACAAGAATGTTTTTATCTTGATTGAATAACATCAACCAAAGTGAATAACCGGCAATAAGTGTTGATATTCCCAACTGTCTTGATTTAAGAACAATGTTCCATCTGTTGTTATTAAATTCTTTGAGAACATCTTCCTGAAATGGGTATAATTCAAAAAGTATTTTGCCACGGGTTGGATGTTGAATTTTTGCATACCTTTTCATAAAGTATACAGGATT